TCGGCTGACCTATACGCAGCGTTACCATCACGGAGGCGGGGCTGGTAGCGCAATGATGAGTTTTGGAACTTTGGATGTCCGGCGCATGTATTCCATGATCGAAGGCGCGGACAGCATCGTGACGAGCCACCTACACACCAGCAATGTGGTTGGCATCGCACGCGAGTTCCTGTCTACGCAGAACGGGGTCTACAAAATCGAGAAGAAGTACTGCGACTTCATCCGGGTGGGTACGACCAAGGACGGCTGGAAGGACGGTAGCCACGGCTGGGAGGTAGAGAAGAACTTCGGCCCGTCGCCGCTGCGGCAGAAGTGGGTAAGAATCTACCTGCAATGGGATGCAACGGGAGAGGACAGCAAGCGCAGGGGCGTACCTCGCATCGCGTGGGATGTTCACGATGCACAATGAGGCGCGGCTGAAGATCAACGGGCGCAAGTGGCGCGTGCGTCTGGTCAAGGCCAGCGAATTGCCCCGCGACCGATTCGGAGACTGCGACCATCCGCCGGGGCCGCATCCCACGATCCGCGTACGCCGCGACCTGTCGCAGCAGCGGCTCGCGGAGATCGTGTGCCACGAAGTCCTGCATGCAGCCTTACCTTCGCTTTCCGAGGAGGCCACGACCGACGCAGCAGCCGTCCTCGGGCGTGTCCTTTTCTCTTTAGGGTGGCGCAGGAAGCCGCTACCATCCCAAAAGCCATGAGCGAACAGACCGAGGTAAAGATCGGCAAGCAGGTGAGCCTCCAGACCTTGATGCAGGGCGTGCAGACCGTTGTGCTGCTCGGCAGCATCGCTGGCGCATTCTTGATGGTGGGCCGCAAGGATCAGGCCATCGACAATCAAGCCGAACGGCTGAAAGAACTCGCAGCCATCACCGCAGACCTCGCACGCACCGTATCGACCCTCTCCGCTACCGACCGCGAGTACGCAGCCCGCATCGACAGCATCCAGTCCCGCATCGACCGACTTGAAAGGAAGCCATAAATGGCGAACGCAATCATCTCGACCGCACAGCCCCAGTTTAGAACCACGGGCCTCATCACCCTGACCTCCGCGCAGGCTTACGATGCCGCTAGCCCCACGGCGACCAAGCCCAGCACCACAAGCCAGACCGCGCTGCTTTACGATGTCGGCACGAACTACCCAAGCCTTCTGCGCCTGACTCCGATTACGAGTGCAAACAACTTCACGGCTGTCGGCATGCGCGTGGTGGGTTGGAACTCGTACCTCCAAGCGGCTGGAACAAAGGTTTATATTCCCACCGTGCTTGCGGATGTGACGCTCGGCTACACCAGCGGCACGGTTGCTAGTCTGACCATTGACACCGTAAGCACCTTCTTCTTCAGCAGCGCGACCATCGGCGCAGGCGTTCCGACCGTGAACGCCTACAGCCCTGCGACCGCTGCCACGACCAATGTGCAGCCCGCTAGCGTCATCGTGGATGCTGTTGGCTCGCAGTTGATCACCCTCCAGTTCAAGGCCACGGGAACCACGCCCAAGATGGGCGCATTCTGGGCGACGATCTGATGCGGACCCGACCAGACACGATGCCCCGGCGCATTCAGCGTCCGGGAATGTTCACAAGCGGAGACGGCTCCACGCTGTCGCTGGATTTCACCGCGATGGGTGACACGCTTGATAGTCGATTTACCTTCACGCGTAGCAGCACCACTAGCACCTACATCAACTCCAGCGGGCTAGTTGCAACTGCTGGAACGAATGTCCCACGCTTTGACTATGACCCAACCACGCTGACTCCTCGCGGGCTGCTAATTGAAGGTACTGCAATAAACCTTGTAACCAATTCGCAGAACATCACAACAAGTACTTGGACCATCGGTGGAAACACTACCTTGACTGCGAATACCACCGAAGTTACTGACCCTGCGGGTGGAAACACCGCAACCAAAATTGCGCTTGCCGCAAGTGTGTATTGTTCTAGAGCGCAAGCGGTAACGGTTTCTGCGAATACCGCGTACACCTTCTCATTTTGGATTCGCGGCACAGCAGGATCACAGCAGAGAATTTTTCAGTCTGGCGGGACTGATTTGGTTTCGCAAACAACTCTTGCATATACCAATACTGGCTGGACTCGGGTACAGATTCAATTCACATCGGCAACAATCACCACGCTATTTGTGTATGTGTGCAGCAAAAACACAAGCGCCGGTTCTAGTGATGTTGTTTATGTGTGGGGCGCACAACTAGAAGCAGGCTCCGGCGCATCGTCTTACATCCCAACTGTCGGAAGCACCGTGCAGCGCACAGCAGATACCTGTATCGCAGCCAGCACCGGGTTTTCATCATGGTTTACCGGCGGCACAAGCGGAACCTTCTACGCAGATTGGTACGGCGGCGTGCGTGGCATCACCAGCACGGTGCGAACCGTGCTTTCCACTTCCGATGTAACGGGCAGCCATTTGCACCTTCAGCAAACCGCTGCCGCTGGAAACCTAAAGGTTGCAGATTTCACGGCCGCCAATTCGGTGACCACATCCAACAGCATCACAAGCGGAGCGCGCACCAAGGGTGCGTTTTCGTTCAGCGGAAGCACCGTCAATCTGACCCTAAACGGTGGCGACGTTGCTACATCCTCAAGCATTGCGTTTTCGACCGCGCCAACTTGGCTGGTGTTGGGTGGAACTTCCACCAATGGAAGCACGATTACTGATGCCACGGTGCTACTGAATGGATCGATTCGGGCCATCAAGTATTGGCCAAGCGTCCTGCCAACCGCAACCCTTCAGAGCCTCACCGCATGATCGATTACTACCTTCGCACGAACACGGAAGCGCGGATGGTCGAAGCGTTCGCAGCCATTGGTGTTGAAGTGTCCGGCATCGACGGCGAGTGCAATAGTCTTGATGGTCAGCGAATTGACATTGGATGGATTGGCCCGGTTACATGGACTGACCCAACAACCGAACAAACCCAAACAGATGCGAGGTTTCATGCGAACCTGCGCGTAGCCGGGGAACTGACTTCGACGCAGATCGCGGCTCTACCGATTCTTGACCCTCCACCGTCCCGGCCCATGCGGGTCTGGGCCTAACGAAAGGAACCCATGAAGCAGAACTGGAAGACTACTAGCGCAGGCATCGCTGCCATCCTCGTCGCCGTTGGCTCGGCCTTGAAGGCGTTCACAGACAATGACCCGACGACCGTGCCGGACATCGGCGCGTGCATCGCGGCCATCATGGCTGGCGTTGGCTTGATTCTCGCCAAGGACGCTGCGAAGGCCGACTAATGGCGTGGCTGTCCGCACTCATCGCGGCTATCGTGGCCGAGGTGCTAGGCCGCTTCGGCGGCAAGATCGGCAAGACGGAGGCAACCGATGCGAAGGCTGACAAGGCTCTACTGTCTCGCGCTGGCGAGCGCGTGCGCGACTGGGTGCGCTCGTGTCACATTGGTAAGTGAGGGAAGTCCGGTTCGCGTAGGCCCGGAGTGTCGAGTGCGGGTTTACACCCTCACTAGTGACGGGTGGGAACTGTCACCCAACGCCGTGACCATTCCCGAGGGCTGGTACTGCGTCCCGCCGTCGTTCGTGGAGAAGGACGAGCCGCGCTAGACTCGCAGCATGGCACGAAAGCCACGCAAGCAGCCGGAGAAGCCCGCAGAGCCGCCCGCCGTGGTGGAAGCCCATCCGTCCCTCGACATCGACAAGCGCAATCAGAAGGCATCCTTGCGTCTATTACAGCGTGCCGTGACAGCCGGGTGGAAGATTCCAGATGCCGTCATGGAGCAGGCTCCCGACATCTGCTCGCGCATCTTGAACGATGACTTGAGCCAGTCCCGCGACCGCCTGCGAGCCGCCGAGGTGCTGGCGGCCATGATGCGAGACAAGGTTGCAGCGGCCATCGCGCTCGACAAGATGGAACGCTTGGACGATGGGCAGGCTACGGAGCGCATGGAGATCAGCCCCGCCATTCAAGCACGCGCACGCGAGATCATCGCCAAGCGGTTAGGAACCATTGATCGACCCGGAAACTAGCGCGGTGATCGCGGCAGCGCGTGAGTGCCCGGATGTGTTCGCCGAGTTGCTGGGATTCAACCAGTCCGGCCTGCATACGGAGATGCAGGCGCACCTGTCGAAGAACGGCGACGCAGCCATCGGCGTGCCTCGCGGTCACGGCAAGTCCGTGCAGATCGGCATCCGAGAGGCTTGGGAGATTGGCCGGAACCCACACATCCGCATCAAGCATGTCGGACAGACCGTGGTGAAGGCGCAAGAGCAGATCCGCATGGTGGTGCAGATCATGCGTTCTGATGTCTACCGCGAGGTGTTCCCCGAGATTCAGATCGTGAAGCCCAAGCCCGATGACGATGGCTCAAGCGAGATCATCGTGAAGTCGGAAACCATGCACCGTGATCCGACGATGCAGGCTGCGAACATCTTCGGACGCGCAGGTGGCCGCGTTGATCTGTTGATCGGCGACGATGTGTGCGACCTTCGCAACTCCGTCCTCATCCCGGCAGAGCGCGAGAAGGTCAAGGAAGCGTGGCGCAACAACTGGCTACCCATGCGCGACTTCAGCGCGGGTCGGCCTCGGACTTGGAGGCTGTTCACGCCGTATCACTCGGACGATCTGACGGCCGAATGGAAGCGTGTATGCGAGCAGGACGGCACGCTGTTTTGGCGACCGTGCCGGGGCTTTGAGAGTCCGTGGGGCGAGGTGTTCACGCCGGACATCCTGCAAGCGCAGCGGCGCGAAATGGGGCCGCTCGGCTACGCACGCGCCTATGAACTCATCCCTGTGTCGGATGAGAGCCTGATCTTCCGGCCCGAGTGGCTAGAGCAGGGCTACTACACGGGCGACCCTGCCCACGATGCGACCGCCAACGGCACGGTGGTAGCGGCGATTGACTGGGCATTCACCGCAAACGCTACGGGCAGCGGCGACTACAGCGTGTGCGTCATCGCCTTG